TTCTCTGACTAGAAAAGGACGATACTTAATTTTTTTTCCAGTCGAAGGAATTTCCAACTCATAAGTTGGAGTGCTAATTTTTGGTAAAGGCATAATGACCTATAGAACTTCAGTTGTGATTATTTATTGTGGTTGTTGAGCAGTCGTAGTTCCTGGTGGTGGTGGTCCTTGGAATCCAAAAATTTCATTACCAGGTGCTGATGGATTACCTGCTCCGTCAGTAAAAACGACTGGAGCAGTAATTATTTTTCTTTCTACGGTGTATCGAGTATAAGTAAAAGAAACCGTACATCTCAATAAATCAGAAGACTCATAAGACACTGGCATTGAATTTATGGTAACTGGATATGCTTTCAAAAGTTTGTAACTTAAGTAATATCCTTTAAAGTCTCTTTCAAATTTGTTAATGTAGATACCTGGTGAGCGATATCCAGTTCCTTTGCCTTTTTCATTTGAATCTGGAAATCTAACTCTATAATTAAAATTTGGTTTATTTACCCCAGTTGCATCTTGTTCATTCATAATGTACTGCATCCATTGTTCAAAAAACCAAATTACTTTATAACCATTTTTATCAGCATGATCTACATAAAACGTGAATTCTGCGCGGTCATCATATTGTCTGCGGTATGCTAATCGTTCAGTCACACCAGTATAATCATCATTGATTTCATTCGTCATCAATGATGAACCGGGAAGAGATGCTTCGGAACAAGAAAGACTTAATTGCTCTTGAGTATCAATTGTGTAAGGAAGATCTTTTTTAGTAGTAATATAATTCACTATATCTAGAGGGGGATCAAACCAACACTGATAATTTGAAGTTAGGGCAGGCCTCAACAACGCCGACTTGACTTTACTTAAAGACGTTGAAAGGGGTATTGGCGCAGCCATCTATAAATAATTTTACTGATATATTATGTAGTCGATATAATGGCAGAAAGTATAAAGAGTCGATACATTCCTTCCTATCCACAAAAGTATCAAGGCGATTCAAACAATATTATTTGTAGAAGTAGTTGGGAAAGAAAATTCTGCAGATGGTGTGACATGAATGAAAGTATTATTGCTTGGGGTTCTGAAGAAATACGTATCAAATATTATGATCCCGTAAAGAAAAAAGTGAGAACTTATTTCCCAGACTTCATCATTAAAGTCAAAGAAAGTGACGGTAGAATTAAAAAGTATATCATCGAAATCAAACCAAAGAAACAAACGGTTCCGCCAAAATCAAGATCAAGAACAACCAAATCTTATATCAATGAAGTTTATACTTATGCAACCAACCAAGCAAAGTGGAAGGCTGCGAATGAGTTTTGTAAAGATCATATGCTTGAATTCAAAATCATTACAGAAGACGAATTAGGAATCAAGTAATGTCTAATAGACTTTCCCAACTAAAACAAAAACTTAGGGATGCAAAAACTCCTGATGATATTATGATGAATATTATGGAAGTCTTTACTAAAACCGAATTGGTTCCCGATGTCGGTGGTTACTATACCTTTGTTTATTTTCCAAAAACAAATGACATTACATATGATGAACATCCATTAGTTGCTGTAACTGCAATCGAACGATGGGGATTCAAAGGTATTAATTTTCATTGGGGACAATCGAGAAATTATACTTGGGAAGAAATTATTGGAAGATTATATGTCATTAATAAGGATGAAATTGACTATTTGAGGACATTAAATTTTGCTAAATATGTAACTAAATAATTAAAAAACCTGTAATGGCAGTAGCAACTCAACCAGAACCACCTTCAGATCCAGTATTAGCTACGGTTGAGGTTGAAAAACCTATCAATTCTGGTATTTTAAGTTATCCATTTGATATGGATGAAAAGCAAGATCGGATAAGGTTTGCAGCTGCTGAATTAAAAAAGACTGACATAACAAATATTAAAAAAGGAACCGCAGCATTACAAATAAAAAATCCTCTGCCATCTACAGAGGTAGCAGAGGCAGTGTATTTACCAATTCAATCCGGAATTTCTGATACAAATGCTGTTGAATGGGGAGGTGCTGAATTAAATTCGATACAAAGATATCTAGCGAATGCGTCATTAAATTTTATGCAGAAAGGTGCTACAGGAATAAATAATGAGATAGAAGCATTATACAAAGCATTATACAAAGGAGACTATGCGATTGGAGGCCTTGTTGGTGCTGGACAATTAGCACTTGCAGAACAAGCAGTTGGTGTTCAAGGTCTTCTTTCAAGAGTGACTGGAAGTGTTCTCAATCCAAATTTAGAATTACTTTTTAAAGGCCCAACTTTAAGACCTTTTCAATTTCAATTCAAATTATCTCCAAGATCTAAAAAAGAAGCAGACAGAGTAAAGCAAATTATAAAATATTTTAAAAAATATATGGCAGTTAGAGCAACCAGTCAGGTATTTTTAAAATCACCTTATGTGTTTAATATACAATACCAACATTCATTATCGGGCGCAGGCGTTCCTCATGATTCAATTGGACAAATTAAAGCATGTGCTCTACAAGTATTTAATGTAGATTATACACCTCTTGGTTCTTATATGACTTTTGATGATGATGAGGCCACAATGGTTTCATACAATATTTCAATGCAATTCCAAGAAATCGTCCCAATCACTTCAGATGATTATGATCCGAAGAAACCACATCCAATAGGTTACTAAGATGGCAAGACCATATTTCAGACTCGTTCCAAACTTAGAATATGTCAGTAGAAATGCTGACGAACAGAATATTTCTGATTATGTTGAAGTCAAAAACTTATTCAAGCGTGGAAAGATTCGTGATGACATCTTTGGAAATCTGACATTTTTCACAAAGTATCAGATCATTGGTGACGAAAGACCAGACCAAGTTGCATTCAAAACTTATGATGATTCGACACTTGATTGGATAGTCCTTCTTTCAAATAATATCCTCAATATTCAAAGTGAATGGCCTTTACCACAAGTGGCATTTGATAAGGTCATGTTGGCAAAATATGGATCTTACAACCTATTATACAGTGAAGTTCATCATTATGAAACCATCGAAGTTAAGAATGAAAATGATATTGTAATTGTTCCTGCAGGCCTGCAAGTTCCTTCTAATTACTCAGTGTCTTATTATGATACTAATTTACAACAACAAATCACAAGAACAAATATTACGACTCAAGTGACAAACTATGATTATGAAGTAAAAATAGAGGATGGTAAGAGAAATATCTTTTTACTGAAACCAATTTATCTGAATATTCTGTTTAATGATTTAGATTCTATTATGCCATACAAAAAAGGTGGAGATCAATATGTGAGCTCCACCTTGAAGAGGGGTGATAATATTAAGATCTACGAATAATCAGTCATCAACAAGTTTTTGAAAATACTTCAGAGCATCATCTTCGTCTTCATCATCTGAAGAAAGATTCGGAAGAGAAGGTGATTTTGCCTTGCGATAAGATTCCTCAAGTTCTTCCATTACGCCTTCCTCTTTGGAAACTGGTTGAGTATAGGACTCATACTCTTCTTCTTGTTCAGCAACAGCACGAGCAGCACTCTTCTGACCAAGAACCATCTTCAGACGCTTATCAAGATCATCATAGGACTTGAATTGATCAGAAGCGACCAGAGCAGAAAGAGAATTCTCTTTCTTCCAAATTGCTTCCAGTGCATCGTCATCATCCAGAAGAGCAGCAGAAGAATCAAACTCCGACTTATCATAGTTCCAATATCCATCAACCTTACGAATCTTCAGGCGAAAATTTGCACCTTGCCAGAAATCAAAGGGATTGATTGGTTCTTCGTCTTCGAATTCAGGTTGCATCGCAGCCAGAATCTTATCAAAGATCTTCTTACCAAACTTGAACAGGAATACCTTACCTTCATTAGCAGGATTTGCAGGATCCTTTATAACATAGATGTTGCTGTAGTAGTTCAGTTTGCGCTTTTGCTTACGAACAGTTTCTTTATCCTTTTCACTACCGCTGTTCCACAGTTCGCGGTTATATTCCGAAACAGGATCTTTCTGACCCAGAGTCGTCAGAGAGTTTTCAATGTACCAACCACCAGAGCCTTGGAATGCATGACTATACAGTTTCACCCAAGGAAGATCTTCTCCTTCAGGTGCTGGAAGAAAACGGATAATTGCAGAACCTACGCCAGTCTTATCCATCTCTGGTTTCCAGAAACGTTCATCAGCATTGCCTGATGCAGAACTCATTTTTTCAACTTCTTTCACAAGTTTGGCAGTGAGTGAGCCAGATTGCTTTTTCAGAGCAGCAAAATTAGACATTTGTACCTCGTATTAGTTAGATTTGGCCTGTGAGTACTCCGTTATTCTATAGGATTCAGTCTGCTTTGTCAATTCTCTCACGCATCGATTCAATCAATCGACTCATGTTGTTAAAAATAATTGACATATCAATATTGGGAGAAAGACCCATCATTGCAGCAGATTCGGAAATTTTTTCTTTCATTTTTTTTGCTTCGAGATCATCAGATAAACTCAAACGGGTATAAAGAATTTTTTGCTTATCTAATAACTTTTGAAGCAAATCGACATGCTCAATTCGCTGTTCTTTTGACATTATAGAGAACTTAAATACACTTTGGTAAATTTGTTCTTGTAATTCAGAAATTTCTGCCATTTCTGCGCGAACAACTTCAGATTCAAAAAAACTCATGGTTCTCCTAAAATAATTTCCTTTAAAATCTTGCGATATCGGAATACATCAATATTTAGAAATGGATTATATTTCTTCAGTTTTAAACTGACGGTTTCCCACACAGGGTCTTTGAGTTTTTTATCAAAGGTCTTCCCGAACAGAAATATTTTATCATAGATGACCAGTGTTTCAAGGCTAATGTTCCCGCTCAGGAAACTTTTTAACACTGGTGGATGTGACTTAGAACAATCAAAAACTTCTTCAAATTTATGATTTTTGAAGAAGTTTTCCGATTCTTCTTTAAAAATGTAAGTCAGTGATTGAGTTCTTTTTTTCCAATCTGTATAATTCTTTTCACCCTCTCTGATAATACTACCAATCCACAGAGTCGATGGATCATCTACAGATACAAAATTTGAGACAAAGAACTCAATAACTTCTTTATCATCTTTGTTTCTTGAAATCTTCTCAAACCAAAAACGATCTCTACGCTTATAAAATGACTGTAGATTTGCTCTTACTTTTCCACAGTATTTTCGATAATCATATTCTGGTTTGGTAAAATGATTTTTAAGTGCCAAATAGGTCTTATATGTATCAAAAGGCATCATTTGTAATAATGTTGAATGCTAGAGTAATTC